ATATTGTTGTTTAGCTCACTTATCATGCTGTTATTGTTCTTTATCCCATCTTCCATGTGATTCAGCCTTGCTGCACTCCACGGTGTGCCTCCACCTGGTCCGTTTTTCCATATTTGCTTAACATATTCTATAAAATTCATAATGTATGTTTCCTTTCTTAATCAAAATCTAGACCCATTCACTATTTCCTGGGCTATATTTATATGAAGCAATTATTGTGTTATCTATATATATTCTAAGATAAGTTCCATCCCAACCAAATGAAATATCGTTAGCTGAAGTCCTATTTAAAGCTGCTCCACACCAACCAATATTTTGATTATATAATTTAAAAGAATCTGTCTTTATCCCTCCTATAACAGATAGAGCACAATCCTTATAATAATTAGTACCATTATTACAAATGCGAACATATCCCTTGCCTATTTTTGTGTATTTTTGAGAATTTGGCTGATACCATAATGTTATACTATCTCTAAGCACTGAAACTTCTGTGCCAGCGGATCCAGTTATAATAAGTCCATCTCCACTGCCATCATCACTATTAGATACCAATGTAAGTGTATTTATATTTTCTTTATTTCTTGCATGTATTCCGTGTGGATGTATTAGAGTATATGTATTGTTGGTTGAATCAAGCATCTTAAGATATCCACCAAAAAGGCATGCTTCAGAGTCAAATGTATTACCCGACTCCTGTAATTGACCATACGAACACATTTTACCTTCTGCTGTTATAAAGAATGTATAATCAAACACATTATTCTTTTCCTTAGTAACTTGTAATATATGCGTTGATGGCTTTTCTGCTTTGTGTAACGATACATCATATGTCACATCATTATAATCGTATGATGAATATATTGACTTATCACCTATTTCCCAGCCGCCGACTGTACCACCATCAACGACAATGTTTTTACACTTAGTTATCCTTCCATCTGACGTAAGCGTAAAGTTATCAGAGTCTATAGCAATTCTATTTCCCGACAGGTTAAGTCCACCTTTTGCCGTAATGTTAATAGTATCAGCAATAGCCTCAATAGCGCTCTTTAGCTGACCATCCTTATTCTCTATTAATGCTTTCAAGCTTGCAGATGTAGCATAATCCCCCAGCTTTGCTTTTACCGCCGCAGTTATACTTGTCTGACCTGGGCTTATAGATTCTATAATATCTGATGTCGTAGAGTAATTTTTTAATGCGGTATCAGTATAACCAGTAGCATTTGTTGTAGCTGTCCCTGCTGCATCATCTGCATACTTCTGTGTAGCATATGTTGCCTGTAGAGAAGCTGTTATTGAAGACTTATCATCCTTAATTTCCTGAACAATCCGGTTAACCATTTCGGTTGTAGTAGAATAGTTGTTAGCTAAATCCTTTCTAACGCTCGTAAGCTCACCTGTTATATTATCTACAGCTACATCATGCCGGGCGAATCTGTTAAGCATATAGGCTGTTTCTGTGTTTGATATCTCTTCCCACACCCAAGCATCATCTTTCTTTGTAAATCTCCAGGTCTTATTAGCCGTTGGATTATATGCTATGGCTCCTACATGTAGAGCGTATGCTGAATCATTATATTGCCACGTATCTGTTTCAAGTGGATACCAGTCTTCCGCAGGATATACTGGGACAAAAAACTCCGTCGCCGGATAATTATCCAGGGTTGGAATTTCCGATACCGTATATGCATTAAAATCTCCGCCTATCCGCTTATACGTTTCTGACACATATGTTTTAACACTATCAGCTGACAGCTTTATAGCTGATTCCATATCCTTTGTAACCGTATAATTCTTTAAGGCATCAGTTAATGCATTTGCTGCAGTACCTTCTGCTGCTGACTGTGCTGCACTTGCCACTCCATCTGCATATTCCTTGGTAGAATTTATTCCATCTGTAAAATCTGTCGTAGTTGTATACGTTTTAGATATTGAAGATGTAATGCTTTCCTCACTCTGACTTATAAGAGATTTTGCAGATTCAGTTGTTATATAGTTATCCTTGATATCAACCTTAACCCTGCTAACTTCCGCTGTTATCCCATCAATAGCAACCTGGAACGCTGTATGCTTATTAAGCATATAAGCAGTCTCTGATGATGATATTTCAGTCCATCCATATGTCCCAGATGGCTGTTTAAGAAACTTCCAGGCACGATTAGCACTTTTCACATAAGCAACTGCTCCAGCGTGCTTAGCGTACTCTTCCTGTGTGTATTGCCAGGTATCAGTTTCAAGTGGATACCAGTCTTCCGCCGGATATACCGGCACAAAGAATTCTATTGCTGGATAATTGTCAAGTGTTGGAACTTCTGTAATATCATATATTTCAAATGTACCATTAAGCTGCTTAGTAACGTCCGACATATCTATCTTAAAGCTGTCTAATGTTGTCTTAACATCATTAAACTTGCTTTTTATAGAATTGCCTTCATCATCAATATCCGTCCACCAAAGCTTATGCTCTATGAATGTCTTAGCCTGCAGCATAGTAGAACCCCATGCCTCAGAACCACCATCAATGTAACTGTTAATAGTCTGAAACGTACTCTCTAATGTCTGTTCTGTTGTATCAACGTGTATTTTACTTGCTTTAAAGGTATTGCTCTTATCAGCATTCATAACGCTGAACACGCTATCTATATCAAGCTTCTTTCCGGATATGGCAGCATTGTCTGATACCATATCATTCCGGATAATCGCTCTCTTAATACCTGATTCCTGAATACCATACAACGGGTCAAACATCAGATTTCCGTCTTTATCCCAGATATAGATGTTATAATCACCTGATGCATCCTTACCTAGCTGTATTCGCACACGTTCCTTATCGCTTATCTGAATAGTATTATCCTTCCAGATAGACTTGCCATCCTCACTATGCACATTCATTACTGTTGTATTAATGTCTATGCCAGTAAGCTTATCAAATGCCAGGTCTTTAATCATTGCACTTGTTATCTGTGCATTACCAATAACCGAAACAACAGAATTAGCAAAATCAGTTGTTATAGTTGTGCCGGCAGCCGAACCGAACAGAAGTGTGTTCACCTTTTCTACATCAACATTCAGGTCCTTAACACTTGCTTTTATTGCTTCAAAGTCAGTTGCCTTTAAATCTGCAAATTCACCGCTAAGCGACTTAAGGCTCTCAATCGTTGCATATGTAATCTTTGCCACGTTCGACTTAAGATAATTGTTCCGGATATTCTCCAAGTCATTGTTAATAGATACAATTGTTTCTGCCTGTACTGTATTAGCCTTAACCCATTCTGCATCAACTTTCTTAGTTATAAGCTCCTTTACCAATATCAAATCCGAATATATTCTCTTATTCTGCTGTGTTGTTGGTCCTTTGAAGTCTACTTCCTGCTCTGTCTGTGTCTTACCATAAGATGTTATAGTCATAGCAAGACCACCATCATATTCCTGCTGGATGTTCATCACAGGCACCTTGTAGGCATCTTCACCATCTTCCACAGTAATCATATCCCACGGATCCAGGCGAACATCTCCTAATGTCTTAACAGATGCACCCCTGTAACTGAACCCACTAAGCTTCTTAAAGATATTATCAAACCTGTCCTGTGTCATAAATGGATTATCAAATGTAACACCAAGTATTCCACCGCCAGATGTTAAAGTTGTAGAGTTATCAACATTACATAATAACTTTTCCAGATTATAATTGCTTTCATCTTTCTCAAAGCTCATTATCCTTGTCACATCCAGCTTATAATCCACATCTGAATACCACTTAATAACAATAGTTCCTGTTCTGTCAACACATGCAAAGCCACCTGCCATAGAAGCGATATATCCTATCATTTCCCTGTATGTATATCCAACTGGCTTAGTATCTATCATAATAGACGAATCTATGCCACTCACATCAGCAGGAACACCGCACCCAGCACTTATCTCATTCATAACAGATAATGCACTTGCCGGATAAGAAAGTTCAGATACATATACTCCTGTAGTCCTCATCATTCTGTCATATGCCGTAAATGTGGTTGTTGCCTGGTCACTTGTAGGATGTTCCGCTGTAAATAATCCAACAGGTACATATTCATACTTTCCAGTAGGAAGTTTCAATCCTATCTCTATAGGTATCTCTGTATTTTCGAACAGCTCACCTATCTTCTTAATAGTAAGTTCTATCTTGGCAGACACTGCCGAACCTAACTGCAGGTATTCTTCAGAACTGCTTGAAGTTTCATAACTGAGTTTCTTAAAGTTAGCATATACCCATTTATCATTAATCTTAAGACGTCCCCTGAATGTTCTGGAAGGACTTCTTATCGTAGCTTTATACGCATCAGATACATTGTTATACATAGGCTTATCTCCTATTCAATCATGAATTCAAGTGCTGCCATATTCTTAGATGTTGGTACATCATACTTATCTGTATCGCACATTTCAAGTACGCTCATTGGGATAGTCATAATCTCAACTTCAACATCAAGATTAGCTATATCATCCAGCTCCTTAAGCGCCTCTTTCTTGACCTTTTCACTAGGGAATACAATCTCATTGTCTTTCCATTCATACTCACCATTCTTATCCTTGGATGCCTTTTCATCCAGGACTTTCTTATTCTGTGCAGCTGCAGTGTCACACTCTGCTAACAATACCTTTAAGTTCTTGGCTATTGCATAATTAAGCTTTACTGGAAAATGGGCATTAATACCCTGTAATGCCACTGCCTTATTTCTTATATCACTAACTTTCAATGTCTGTTTCATGTTAATCTCCTTACTGTTGTATCAATGATACGCTTGCACTCCTGTAATAGAAGATACCATCACTCAGTTCTCCTAGCACTTCTTTGCTAAGTGTACCTCTGTATGTTGTTATTGTTATATCCTGTCCATCATCATGAAATGTTACAGGGAAGAAGCCGGCAATCAGCTTATCCTTTATAAGTACCAGTTCCTCTTCTGTTAACACTCCCCATCCAATAGACAGTGTTTTCTTCTCGGCTACTACATCTCCTAACATAGTTCCGTCCAATGCTCTGCCAGTTGATGAAGACCATATGATTTCATCATCAACCTTTAAACTTACCGGTGCAGGAAGTTCCACACCACCAGCCTGTATTATCATCACATCACCCTTTCAAAAAAGGACCTATGTGCTATTACACACATAAGTCCTCTGCATTTAAGTTACAATATCTCACATTTTCCTGTCTGCTTTGTATGCTCGTTAATCTTATCAACTACATACTTCTTAAGGCTCTTTCCATCTAACTGTATATCAAGATCTAATGTTTCCAGTATCTTAAGGATCTGCTTAAGAATACTTATAGCTTCGGCTAACAGTTCAGCACTAGATGCCATATCTGCTGCCTTTTGTGCCATTTCAAGCAATTTATCCTCAGGTGCAACAACTTCTCCCTGGTGTTTATTATCACCAATCATTGCAAGCTGTGGAGTGTTTGGCTTTACATATCCACCTTCTGCAAGGTATGGAATACTGCCAAATCCAACTTCCGGTAAATCAAACCCGAAATGGTCACCACCTATAACTGGTACCCAGTCAGGTACATCAAAGCTTAAAGCATTCACCCTGCGGACTATCCAGTTAATACCACTTTCTAATCCATCAAGCATACCATTTATAAGTCCTATTACCATATTAATAGGCCCTTTGGCGATATCTACAATGCCACCAAATATATTATCAAATGCATTTATAATTCCATTCCATACATTTGACCAGGCACTACTAAACGTATCTCCAACGAAATCTACAATATTCCATAATGCATCTTTAATTCCGTCAATTACTGAAATAACTGCATTAAATATTGCCATAAGCACTTTATCAAATACTGACTTTATCGAAGATAATATATTTCCTATCGCAGTAAATATATCTTTTAGTAAATTAATCACTATATCTACAGTACCTTTAACCAGATTTACTATAAGAGAAACAATTACTTTTATGATACCCCATATAGCCTCAAGACATCCTTTAATGATATCCTTTATGCCTTGCATACACTTATCAATATCACCTGTAAATATTCCGTTAAGGAACTCTATTACACCTTTGAGTATATCCAAAACACCTGTTACAATTTTTGTTATTGCACTAATTGCGCCAGAAATAATTGCAACAATTTCATCAAAAGATGGGCCTAATAAATCTATCACAAAGCCTATTACATTTTTTATTAAATCATATAATTCCATTATAAAATCTGTGATAGTTTTAAAGAATGGTGTTATATATAAATCTGTCCAGTCTTTAACATCTGTCTCATGCTCTTTTAGATAACCTGCTACTAATAAAAAAGCATCTCCTATGGAATTTATGACATCGACAACAATGCCACCTGTCCATTCAGCTATAGGCTTAAAGAAGTTATCCCAAGCAGATTCAAACACCGGATTAAATACATCTAATACCGTGTTAAGTAATTCAAAAGCATCTGCTAACGTATTAATATAAGTCGGTATTAAATCTTCTATATACCAACTTGCCAGTGGAACTAACACATTGTAATAAGCCCATTCCAATCCAGAAAACAACTTTTCTGTTAATGGTTGTACCGCTCTCTTGAGATTATCAAGTGATGATACAAGATTATCAAATGATATTGCCTTTAATGGTTCTAGGGCTTTCTTTACCTTGTCTGCCATATCGGATATTGCACTTGATACATTCGCTGTACTTCCACTTACATCCGGTACAAGATCTACACTTCCAATACCTGATGTTGAATCTGTACCTGAACCCGAAGAGCTACTATCATCCGTCGGCTCTGTAAGCTTATTTATCTGGTCAAAGCCTGCAAGGGACTTCTCAATATCCTTTGCTGTCTTCTTAGCTGCATCTCCTATTCCACTTACATTATCTGCAGCACCTCCAGCATCATCTCCTATGCCTGCTATATCAGCACTTATACTTCCCATAGAGGATGATATATCGGCACCTGTAAGCATCTGCACAAAGCTGGCAAATCCATCTGCCACTTTCTGCAATCCTGCAAGCAGACTATTAAATCCACGCAGAATAGGTGTAAACAATGCTATGAAGCCTTTACCAAGACTAGCCTTTAACTGCTGAAACCTTAATGTAAGTATTCTTGTCTGGTTAGCCCAGGAGTCCTGTGTCTTAACAAAATCTCCTGTAGCATTGGATAAAGCACTTGTTACATATTGATAACGTAGCATTACCTTTTCCTGCTCTGTCATCTTGGCTGTGGTCTTACCGAAGCCGTTATTAAGTGCATACTGGTCTAAGTTGGTCTGAGTCATAATCACGCCCAAGTCCTTGAGTGTTTCAGTCTCACCAGTCCAGATAGATTTTAGCTTTGTATATGCCTCGTCCATTCCAAGATTGTAAAATGATGCAACATCACCGGTTAATCCTGTAACATTTTCAGCCATATCAAGTGCCGCCTTACCTGTAATACCCATAGCATTACTCATCTGGCCAAACACACCCATGTACTTCTTTGCTGATAATTCCGACAAACCGAAATTAGTCATAGCATTAGATGCCCACTGGTCTGCCTGCCAGCTTAAGTCCTTAAATGCTGTATCAACAACATTCTGCACTTCTGTGACATTCGAACCTACTTCTATACAAGATTTGATAAAAGCTCCTGTTGCAACTGTTCCAAATGCTGCTACTAATTTTTTCCTTATGGTTCTAATAAATCCAGATGCATTTTTTGTTGCATTTTTTGACATAACTGTCATTTGCTTTGAGATACTATCATTTGTCTTTTCAGTTTCTTTAACAATATCATTAGATACATTAGATAAATTACTTCCCATATTTGACATTTGTTTAGTGAACTCATTATTTAAATTAATAAACTGCTTACTCGCTCGTGTAACAGTTTCTGATAACGTACTTGACACTTGTTTTGTAAATTCACTATTTATTTCAACAAACTGCTTATTTATGCTATCTGTTGCTTTATTAAGTTCTTCTAACCACTCACTTGTATCTAAACCCAATGTAAGATAAATACTTGCAATTTCTGTATCTGACATTTCCCCTCCTTTCTGGCACGAAAAAAGCTGCCTACTTCTTTGAGTAAGCAGCCTTAAAATCTCTTTGTAATCGTGTCCAATATTCTATATACTGTGGTGTTCCAACCATTTTTCTATTACGCTTCAGAAGCCAGTCATCATGTATCTTTTTCTGTTCCTTAGTAAAGCTGTTGATAACCTTAATATCTTTCTCCGCCCTTATACTTACCACTCTTCCAAGTGGTGTTTCAGGCATTATACCGGATAATAAAGAACAGAATTCAGACCAGGACATATCATCATCTGCACGTAATCTTATGCCATACTGTGACAGGAAGCTTGATTCTATCAGTTCCCAGTCATCCCACAAGTCATAGTACGTCTCACTTTGAGGGTGTCTGTTCCTCGCCGTATGTTCCTGTGGCAACGCTCATAATTGTGTTGTACATTTCCTTATACTCAGGAAGTGGTAAGTCCATATCCTCAATCTTATCAGCAGCTTCCTTGCCAACGAGCATTTCAAGAGCCTTTACCATAAAGCCAATACCATTGTCGCCATCTTCGCTAACTTTCTTCTCTGCCTCACTAGCCATAGCCTGTACGCATAGGATATTGTTCTTTCGATTGTTAACAGTTACAACCAAATCCTCTGTAATACGAATCATAGGTAACTGGTTAGTTATCTTCATTGATATGTCTATTACTTTAAAATCTGTCTTTGCCATTATCTTATTTCCTTTCTTTTATCTCTAAGCTACATGTTCTATATATGTTGGTCTTCCGTCAGACTGCGCTTCCCACTCAAGAGCTTCCGCACTTGTTGAATCTCCTGCCATACTTGTCACATTAATTACCGCTGGAATAATAAGCTGATCAAGATTAGGGAAAATAATTGATAACCACGTATTACAATCCTGTCCTGTCTTGGTTGCAAGTCTTGCAACGTAATCATTACCTGGATCACCATAATTACGTTTACCACCCATTGATATTCCGATTGACTTGGCTGTCATTAATCGTCTGGTCCATCCACCCTGATCCATTGGTTTCCATTCTTCCATGCTTCCGTCAATAGATATTCCAAGACTTTCTGCATCTTTAACAACAACTGTTGTTATAGTTTCTGGCGAATCTGATTTCTTTCTTCCGCTTGTGCATACACCAAACTTTATTTCATATACCGGATTAACATCTTCTTTTACTACTGCTTCTGCACTATATCCAGCAATTTTAGTATTTTCTGCCATATTTCTGCCTACCTTTCATAATAAATATCTAATTCTATTACACACTCAAAGATACCATTATCATCTGTTCCTACATCCACAGGCTCATCAACCAGCATTTTAGTGAAGAACACCTTAGTATCATTGATTGTGATATGGTTCATATCCCTAAGCATATTGTAGAGCTGTTCTGCCGTCTTCTCTGTGTCTCTGACACTGGTATTCCAGTGGACCAATATACTTACAGACTTAATACGATAAGAGCTGTTATTTAAGCCGCCTACCGCCATCTGCACAGATCTTTGCTTGTTATTATTGTAAACACCTATGCTCTTATCCTTTTTGTCGTCTAATTTGCCGCAATACACGTTAGTATTGTCTGCAATACCAAGACCTGCTATATAATCTCTTACATCACCTATTCCTAACATCACAACCCCGCATTCCTCTTATACAGCTTAGCAAAAGCATTCTTGGCAAAATTCTGTTTCTTACCGCCTTTAAGGTAATCATCAAGCCATCTGCCTTTAGCATTCGCATTTCCTTCATGTTTCTTGCCGCTTTCATCTGTCCAAGGTGTCTGATGGAAGTTGTATTCCGGATGATAGTACAATCTTCTTGCATAAGGCGTGCTTGATATAAGCTCCACCTTACCATTTGCAATATCCTGTGTATATACAAATGTGCTCTCATTCTGTAATGTACCTGTATCTCTAGGCATTACCTGCCTTTGAACAACATCTGTATGTATAGCTTCTGCAGTCTGTGCCAATGACACCTGTGCTGCTGCCGTAAGTCTTCTCACCACAGGCATATTAAGCTTAACTGTTGACTTAACATTCTTTGCCATTACATCACATCCAATCTTACATAATTAACTGTACCATCCGGATTACGGCACTTTGTACCCTTGTATATATGTCTTGTTACACCGAACACTGTTATATCACCTTTAGTAATAACAGGAAGTTCCGGTGCAATATCTCCAGGTATCAAAGCACATCCTTCAAGTTGTATAAGCACCTTTTCTGCTGTTAATTCTGTCTTACCGCTGTCCTGATAGTTACATAAGCCATCCCATATAACAGGCTCAAGAGGCTCTCCATAGACATTCCTGCCTTCTTGCGTTATCTCAAGGTGTATTTCTGTCTTACACATACTCTTTAGTATCAAGCAAGGGTATCTCATTCTCACACCCCCAGACTTAAGCAGCACAAGCCTGTCTGACATAGCACCCGGTATGTATCACGCTTTACAGCAATGCCATTCTGTACAAGCACATTCCAACTGCTGCCAAACTGCATAGATACTCCATTTACAGCATAATTCTGTAAGACACAATTAATCATATCTTCATTTTCATACTCAAAATCAGCCATATCACAGCATACGTCTATGACTATTGCCTGCTGGAACTCTGTCAGATTATCAAAGCCTCTTGATGTTATACGATTAAAAGTAAGCGAGTCGATATGACGGCTCGCCTGCTTTAATCTTCGTTCTATCTGTTCATCCGGGATAAGATTATGCTCGCTCAGGTACTGTTCTTTACTTGCATATACCATAGGCTCACTCTGCAATCTCTTCTGCAGGATCTACATCAACGAATACAGAATCAACCTTACCATCCTTGCCATTAGGGAATACGAATGTATCACTTAACTGGCGGTTCTGGTAAAGGTATCCGTCACCTTCTGTATGTGCTCCTGGTGCAAAGTAATAGATTGATGAAATCTTAGGTACTGTCTTGCATGTCTGACCACAGGCTACAAGAACATTAATCTTGTGAGAACCCTGAACAGTCTTCTCATAATATCCTGTTGTTTTAGGAGTAGATGTAGGCTTAGCAACAACTGTGTACTGTCCTTCACCCTTCTTCTCATAATATGTCTTACCTTCTGTCTTGCTTTCGTCTGTTGTTAACACATACTTAGACTTAAGTGGTGCAAAACCACCCTCTTCAACATCCCAGTCGAATCTGTCGTAGAATCTTTCATCATCTATAACTTCCATAAGAGTTACACCATCAATATCTGTCACTCTTGTCTCGATACCAAGACCGCCTTCTGCAATCTGAGTCATCTCAATCTTGCGTGTGAACTCCTTAGACGTCTCCAGATTATCCATAATATCTGATGATACGTACATGAGAAGACTTCCGTTAGCCTTATATCTTCTAAGCTTTCCCTTTGCAAGGATAGCCTTTAACTTAGAGAATGTGTTCTCTACTGTGTATTCTGTACCTGCTGTTTCAGAATGATATAAGGCTGTCTTCTGTGCTGCCTGTGCAACCCTGGAGAAGAATAATGCATCTGTCTCAGGAACAACCTGTGTCTGTTCAAAGATACGTGAGATATTCTGGATAGATGCTGTCTGATTAGTTTCATCAACATCTGCCTTATCTACCATAAACTGAACATCTCTATCGTGAGTTACTGTATAAGGAACATCCTTCTGGTTATACTCACCTGTGTTCCATCCACCTGATCTCTTATGATTCTTATAACCACTTACACTCATCTGTGTAAAATGGAAGGTCTTTGCATCTAACCATCTGACATTGTTTGTGATAAATGGTGATGTAAGTGTGCCCTGAATAAGAATTGCTAATAATTCAGGACTCCACTGTTCTGCATAATTTAAATTTGGCATATTATTTTACCTTTTTTAACCTTTCTTAATTGAATCTGTTCCATCTCTTTGTAGGAACGTTTACATTGTTACCTGCAGATGACTGCTGTCCACCTGTCTGCTGTCCTGCACCCATCTGAAAACCGGAATTGCTTTCAGTCGCCGGCTTAAGTGCAGGTACATCCTTTAACACCTGTTCAAGTGCGGTTTTAATGTTGTCATCTGATATCTTTCCATCTGTACCCTTAGCCTTACTGAAATCAGCCATCTTGAGTACATATGGAAGTGTCTTGGAATCTATCCCAAGTGTCATAGCTACCTGTGTAGCTGCCAGTTCTATACGAACCTTTTCTGCTTCCTGATTAGCCGCTGCCACCTGATTCTGTAGCTGTGCTGTATCATTCTGCTGTTGTGCTGTCTGCTGTGCCTTATTCTCCTTGAATGTCGCTATAGCCTGGCTAACTTCATCCTCTGATAGTCCCTGCTGCTGGAAATAGCTCTTAAGCACTGCATTTTCTTTCTTTGTTGTGGCAGTATTTACTATCTCCTGAATCTTGTCATAGTCAATTCCAGCTGAACCCTGACTATTCTGCCCTGCCGCATTGTTATTAGTTCCACCAGCGTTATTATCCTGACCGCCGTTGTCAGCTCCGCCATCTGCGAAGAACTGTAGATTAATAGGTAATGTCTTTCTCATACCTGTCTCCTTTCCGCTTACCGCCCGTCGGCATTTTCCTAAAGTTTATTGCCATTAAGTTTTGGGCATATAAAAAGGACGTCCATTGCTGAACGTCCCAGATATCAATATGATATTATCTATTTTATTGTATTCAATACTTCTTTGAGCTTATTCACTATAGACCTTTGTCTTGAATATAACATATATATAGTTGCTGCAGATTCGTCATTATCTATAAGAGATTCACCCTCCGCAAATGCTGTCTGAACAAATCCTAATGTTGCTGTTGTCTGTTCCAGTTCATACAAAGCATTCTCAAAATCAATTTTAGCAGACATATTACACCTCCATATTCATCTGTGCGTTAGTGTTCTGTATCTGTTCTTTCAGAACCACAGGCAACCTATAACCTTCAATTATGGCTATTGCTGTATCACACTGTCTACGCTTGATTGACTTGTAGGAAGTAACCTGAAACTGTCTTTTAAGCTCTCTGTATATATCTGTGTATACCTTACCACTCAAAGACTTATCGTGGTAGGCATTACTATCTTTACCACCTAAGGCACGAGTTCCAACCTTTCGAACTGCTGTTGTAATTCTGTCACATTCAATATTCATCAGTGGCATATCCTGCTTAAAGTCTTCCAGCTCCTGCTTAACTTCATCTATCTTATCATTGACTTCAAGAATTGCCTGACTCTGTAACTGGAGTTGTTCAAGTGCTGTGCGTGGCTTGCTGTTGTTTATATGTTCTTCCATATCGTGAAAACGATTGATGTATCTTGCTGTAAATTCCGTTCCCTTTGTGCCTGTAAGCTTATGTGCTATAAATTCACAGCCTTTCTTTGTTACATTGTAGCAAGGCAAAGCTCGTCCAGTACTATCCTTATATGTACTTTCCGTAAAGAAATCACTCAACGCAATTTTGCTTTCAGCTAATTGCTCTGAATATCTACGGATATCGCGTATCAAATCAGTATGTCTTTTATTTACCATTTCTGCTACTTCAACACTTGTAATTGTCTGTTCAATCTGTATCATTTCAATTATCTCCTTTTAAATTTGCTTGAAAGAAGTTCCCCAAAATGATATGATATATTTATCAGCGGGAAACCTCTGGTGTTAATATAGAAGTTGCAAACTTTGGTCGGGGCGCAACTTCTTATTTTTTTAATTCTTCATAGACCTTTCTTATCCCTATACGGACAATATCCGTTCTATTTTTCCCTGTTTTTTCACAACAATAATTTAACATCATTTCTTCTTCTTCTGATGTTCTTATTTCAAATCTTCCTTTTTTTGGATTGTCTGTTGGTCTACCTTTAGGACTCATATATTCACCTCCTTGTTTTGTCCGTACAATTATATTAATATATGTCCGTACATAAGTCAAGTACTTTTATTTAAGACATTCTTATTTTTGACCAGTTTCATATTTAAATCAATCTATTTTCATCATATTTCCACTCTAGTAGAATGTAATTTTTTACAATTAACTGGTCAAGAGGTTATTATTTTTTTCGATATATCGTATGCTCACCTTATCACTTTATTAAAAGCTTGTAAACTGCTGTATTTCTCTATATTTCTCGTCAGTTTATACTTTTTTATTATAATTTTTATAAATAAAAATTTAGCAAGATACGCATAATGTAATACATTATAAAAATACTGCTATTTTATAAATTTTATTAAATAATTATTATTGCAGCCTACCTCTGCAATTAAAAAAGACGCAGCCTTTCGCCACGTCTAATGTCACTTTCTTTTAAACATATATTTCCTTTCTGTTGCACCGGTGCAACTTGGGTATAAAAATACCACCAATCTTTCGACTGGTGGCTGTTACTTGTTTTCTTTTATTTCTGCTTTATCTTCATTATTGCTTTCTGCCTTTATTGGTCCTTTTTCCAATAATGCAATCAATTCATCAATTGTCATTCCCGGTTTTCCATCTAATATACCATCCATTGAAACACCTCCTGCCTCAATATTACCCTCTCTGTATGCCAACAGAATAGCATTTTTTTAAAAACAAATCAATACACTTATTAATATTATCACTATATTTTTCCTGACACTCTCTCATCAATTCAACCGCTCCATTATAATCAAAATGTTCTCCTTTTGAAATATATCGTACATCTCCTTGATTTGTCACAATGGTCATAGTTTTTATTGTGTCGTGTCTCATAAATACTCCAATATCATTTGCTGAAAAATCTGTTAATCCAGGATGGTTGTGACATAATACCAAAGACTTATCTTTTGCCGAATGCAATAAATGAAACATATCTGAATCAGAATATACATCTACCTCATGCCTTCCACCTTTTATAAATTTAGTTTTTTTATTTGTTATTAAATCTACTACACATGCAACTTCATTACTGTTATTTTCATCTCTCGCAACTTTAAGTAAGTCCTTATGTACCTCTTTTATAAATTTATTATTATCAGAAGTAAAGCCCTTAGGATTAATTTCATTTACTTTATCTATTGCCTGCTCCGTTATTATAACCTTTTTGCCTCTATTTTTCTGTTTTAATACTTCATTTTCCCATTGTTCCTTTCTAACCGCATATACTTTCTTGTTATCCGGGTCTAAGGAGTACTTAGAAAGCCTATCAAACTGCTCAACCATTCTGCCCGCATACTGCTGCTTCTGGTCTTGCTTGTAATCCTCCTTGACCTGTTCTAACTCTTCCTTGGTAAACTTACTGTCTGGCTCTTCATCCAGCTCCGGGAAATATGTTGTATGTACGTCTTTGCAGTTAGGTCGTCAAGGATGGTAAAGACCCGCTGCTATTGCCGAAGACATTAACGGATAATTACCATCACTTGCATCACCTCCACTCCATACATCATCTATCAGCACCTTACCAACAAATGGAAGGCACTTAGGACAGGCATTAGCACGCTTATTCATAATAACTGTACTAATTCCCCAGGACTGTCTCATCTCCCCCTCTCCGGTTAGATATGCACGCTTATTGGCTGTCTGAATTGCCATCTTAGCATAATCTTTCATAGTATGCCTTGCGCCATTTGCATATTCAATACAGTTGATACCTGCTTTAAGGAAATCCTTTGTCGCCATATCAACTGCTTTCTCATATGTTCCTGCACCCGTATTCGCATACACCTGAGCATTGAATATTATCTGCCGGTATTTATCTTCCGACATTCTAAGCATTGCTTTTTCCGCCCTGTTAAAATCTGACTTCGTAGCTTTAATCAGGGCATTAAGCTTTCTTGTGTTAAGCTTGAAAAAAGCACCCTCAATGCCTTGTGACACCTTGGATGCTTTTAATCCCTTTTTCAATGCTCTTAATATCTTCTGTTCCTGCTCTGTGCCGCCTGTCTGCCTTGCTGTAAATATCATTGCATCAATTGAACTGTTTATATCACTGAATCTGCCCGCAAAACGTGTCTTGTTATCTGCTTTATATTTTTCTAAGGCTTTAAGCTGTTCTACCTGCCATTGTGTCCAGTTGAATCCAAGTTCATCTTCTTCCGCTCTGTGTCTGTCAAGATTTCGTATCATAGAAGCAATCAGCTCATCTTCTATGGCTCTAAAGGCTTTCTCTATGTCATAATCTGTGTTAAGTGCCATAAGCTACCTCACTTGTTATCAAAACCTGTGAAACTGTTATCAGCGCCATCAACTGAGAAGCCATCTGCCTGCATATTAAGTGCCGGCTCTTCCATATCAGATATACCCTGCTCAGCCTTAAGCCTTGCTATCTCTTCCTGCTTCCATTCATCATCCTTGGTATCTCCATACAACTCATCAACAGATGCCTCTATGCTCATAATGCCGCCCTGCTTAGCCTTGCTTACTGTCTCAACCTGACTTTCAAAGGATGGGTTAGCATATTCGCCAAATGTCACATCAATATCTATATCCTTAATAGCTGTCTTATTAAGCGTGTCTATGGCATTAAATGTTGCTGTAACCAGCTTAGGAAGAACTTTCTGAAGCTGCTCTACAATGTTATTTCTGCTGTAAAGCGTTGCTTTCTCTTTCTCTCTCTGTGCCTCTGCATTATCCAGCTTCTTAACATCTATGCCTAATGTTGATGGGCTCATAATCCCCTGTAAACAAAGATCCAGCGCTGTGATATATGTTGCAAGATAGCTTTCGTGTGGGATATTGCCCTGTACAAGCTCTATCTTATTAACTGTACCTTCTGCCATGCTGCCATCTGTTTGTATATATGCATTATCAAAAGCATTAGGCTTTAGCACTTTTCCATCCAGCGGATTCCTTGGTAGCATATTCTCCGGTATATATTCCTTTGTTCTATTCTTCCTTAAGGCATCCATCCATTGTGACCATGCTTCATCCAGCGCATCAAAGTTATCTATCTTTGCATCAAATATGCTTTTGCCTCGTCCTGTATACTTAGCTGACTTATAAAACATAAGGGGAACAGCCATTATAAACTTGTCATTCCAGGTAACATCACTAAGATGTGCCAGCTCCGGTATAACACTTAAATCATATTCCCTGCTGCCTCTTGTAAGCTCATAATGTATGTAGCCTATGCCATAATGTTCAAGTAATACATATTCCTGTCTCTGGACGTTATACACTGTCTTAAACACTATTTCCTTAACTCTTCCCCTGTCCCTAATAATCTCTGTCTTATCACCAGAGTAGAATTCCAATATAGGATACTTGCTAAGGTTCGTATCGAACGATATCTTGAATGCTCCATCACCGATATAAAGCGTTTCTGTTATTGCCTGCTTAACTAGCTCAATGAAATCATTTTCCTCTGCTATCTTATCCCATTCTGTCTGCCTGCTGCCAGCATCTATTAAATTCATATCATCTGTTACTATACTGGCCAGCATATCACATAACATAGCAGGGAGACCCACGTGTATCTTTCTTATCTCCATACCTATTGTACAGGATGCAGACCAAAACCTTGTCTTGTCACCATCTATCTGGCTGTATAGCTGTGACAGTTCTTCACTCTCACCTCTGTACCATATCTGGTTCTTTATGGCATTTCCCTCGTAATCAAGAGTTTCCTGTATGCTTATGGATCCATTAACAGCCGGCTGGATGTGCAGCCACGTTCTTATTCCTGTTTTTATCTTCTCTGCCATACTTGTAAATATGTTCACCTCTCTCACTCTCCTATCTGGAATTATGTCTTATTCTCTATACCTATCCTGCTTCGATAAGGAATCCAGCCATACTGTACGCTGTTTACCATATGGTCATTGCCATCCTCAGGCTCACAGTCCTTATCTTCAAGCCACGAATACGTTTCTAACTCTGTCTTGTAATTCGTGCACGTATCGACAATATAAAAGCTTGGCTCTCTGCCCTTCTTGTCGTTAAAGGACATCCAGCCAAGCTGTAAGTTAATTCTATCTATTATGGTTACTTTCTTATACGCATTATTGAATATATACAGGCATTCATGATGTTCTCTCTTATACTTGGCAAATTCTGTTATTGTCGCCTGATCCGCGTTATCAACAAATGTATTCTTTGCCATGCCGCCCCATTCTTTTCTGTTGCGTTCCAGGAAGTCTATGTAATTCCTTACTGTATCACTTGGAGCTATTGGTATATCAAGTTCTGCATTGTTATACACCTTTTCATCCAGCACTATCAGCTTGCCCTTGTTTGTTATTCCCATAAATGACATAGCAATCGTATCCGGGCTCTTGGTTGAATAAGCTGTATCAAGTCCGCTGGTGAATATTATGAAATATTCGCCCTGCATTTCATCAACCTCACGTCTGATGTATGACTTTGCCTGATCTCTGGTAATGATATGCCTATTGCAGAAATTTGAAAAGACAAGACCGGTAGCCTTGCCTCGTAATCCCAATATCTTATTCTTGTATATCTTAGTACCAGGTGGATAACTTAATTTCTTCTGTTCTATCTTCTCAGATGTCATAGATATGTTATCTATCATCCTGAAGAACCAATATACCCAGTTCTTAATAGGCTCACATCCTTTCAGATCTTTCCATATTTCTTCCGGCACATCTGCCTTGTACTTATCAATCGGTCTTGCGTGATTGATGTATTCTGAATATATTGGCAGCGTAGGCGCATCCGGATTAAGCGTACCTACAAAGTATTCAGAACGTCCGAATATCTCTCGTATGAAGTCTATGTTGGCTGTATTGCACTCATCTACCCACACACATCCAAACTGTGAACCCAAGGCATTCTTCCACTTGCTGGCATTATCGTAACCGAGAATATATATTATCTTGGTACTGCTGCCAGTTTTGAATTTAATATGCGGAAGTTTATTTTCTTTATCGCCATTACCACAGTATTCAAGATTGGGAAATATCTGCAGCAATCCCATATCAGCATTTATTATATTCTTCTCAATAACACCTGTTGTATTACCGGCTATAACATGCAACTTCATATCTGATTCAGCTACATTCATAATGAACTTAACAGCTACTGTTGTTGTCTTTCCGGATGCAGTTGAACCCTCTAAGAACTCTGCTCTTGCTGGTGTGTCTATGTAATCCCAGTACTTATCACTTAGAAGCATCTGGCTCACCCCTTGCTTTACGCTGTGCAAGAAGCTCCTGTAATTCACTCCTGGTTGTATCGTTTACATTAGCTTCTATTTTTTCTATAGGATTAAGGCCTGCTCTATCCATCAAGTCTTTTGCTGCAAGATAAGCAACCATCTCATTCTTAGAATTTAATAGCGTTTCCTGTTTCCTAAAAGCTTTAGGGGCAGCATATTGCAGACTTGATCGTATCATTCTATTGTACTCACGACGAAACTCTTCGTTGTTTTTCTTCCACTCACATATTGTTTTGGGAGAAATGTTAATTGCCTCTGCAATTTCCTTGTCTGTTAATTCGCCCTGAACCATTAATTCCAGGCACTTTATCTGCTTTGGTTTCATTTCTTATGTCCCCCCTTTCTATTAACATTTATTAACATTTTAATCTACTCTTGAAAACGCATAATAAAAGGCACTGATAATCCAGTATCAGAGCCTTTTAAGAGGGGATGTTTTCAATAATTTTGGAGTTTTGGGGTATCAGTGCTCTTTGCATCTGTTCCAGCTTAAATATTACCACAGAAAAAGCGGACATATCGGACAAACTTTAAATTTCTTTCAGAAATCTTTCTACCGCCTTTCTGCAGCTTTCTTCTGTGTGATGTTTACCCATTCTCTGTGCAACCTGAAACCATGTTAAATTGTCAAGAAATCTATATGTAATCATTCTTCTCATTCTACTATTTTCAATTTTCTCTATAAAACTCTCAACCTCATTCGTTATCTCCAACAGTTTAATTTCATATACCTGAAGTTGATTGTCCCTTGCCATAAGCAGTGTCCTCTTTCTGCTATATTCAGGATATGGATATCCTTCTATCTTATAATGTTGTATACCTCCATTTCCACCTGTCACAGAATCAATTACGCTAATCTGCTCCTTTTCCATTCTCTCAATATCTCTTTTAAGTGTATCCCTTCTTGTTCTTATGTCATCATACTCCTGCTTAACGTCACAATACTGTATTAATGCCTCTTTAATATCTGCTGCCATATTCCGCTTCCCTTCTCCTTTAATATTTTCTATTGCACAATATGTATTATCGTGATACAATACATATGTTCGATTAAGAGAGGAAGCTGACAGCAGATAATTTATGCTATCGGCTTCTTTTTTACCATTTTTTATATACAAGACTGCTTTCATCCCAGTCTGGATAAAAATGCTTAAGGTAATTCTTAAATATCTCTAACATTTCGTGCCTTTTTCCCTGATTACCATTATCCAACATATTATGATGATACTGGCATCCTAATGCTCCGTTCTGAGGTATGCCAAGACCGCCCTTTGATCTTGGTATATAATGCATTACGCTTAATATTGATTTTCCATACCATGTGGCATTTTGCATATTATAGTTTTTAAGACAGAAAATGCATCTGTAATTGTCCCTGATATAAATCTGCTGCCTGGCAGCTTCTGTAAATTCGTGTGCTTTTGCTTGTTTTGATTTTCCCATGTATTCTCCCTTATAAATCCTATTTCTATTTTATTTTCCATAGCTCTTACCATTTCAAGATTGCATCCTCTTGATGACTCCCAGCCCTCATCAAACACTATCGCATCACACATATCAACAAGTGGAAGACATATGCTCATATACTCATTGTGTGTTGTTTTCTCTGGTAGTTTTTCACAGATTGTTACAGGATTAATAACTGTCTGTCCTGCTTCCGTCAGTAATTTTTCTATTGCTTCTGCTCTTTCCTTATAACCTTTTACTCCTGTTACTGGTAAGCTTATATATACTTTCATCTGCTGCCTCCTGTCTTCTTAAGCTCTTTAAGCTCCGTCTTTATGCTATCTGTTAATGCTATAAGTCTGTCTATAATGTTATTCGTAATATCTTCATTAACTTCTAATGCAAATTTAATATTAGTGATTGCAGTCAGGATATTATTTCGGATATCTGCTGGGTTCCTATATTTATCGTTCTCATCGTTAGGTATATCGTTCTTATTTTCGCTCAACTTCTCATCTTCCAACGGAATATTTTCTACCGTTCCTTCTACCTGTTCCACATCTGACATAACTTCCGGGTAATCTTTTATATTTTTCTGTCCTTCTAACTGTTCATCTATGTGCTCAGATTCTGTCTTTATGGGCTTTTCCGGCTCTTTTGATTGTTCTATAGGTGATGCCGGCGGTACTGACTTTTCTATATTGTGTATCTCTTCCTGCTTTGCCTTTACAACTTTCATTTTCTTTTCCGACTTTTTAGACTCCGAATTGGTTTTGCCGTTTTGTTGCACCGGTGCAACTTCATCTTTCTTTGGATATTCGATACCATATATCTGCTGCCATACTGTCTTAGCATCATTTTTACTGTCTACTATGTTTCTTGCTATCATATTAACAACAGCATTTAATACTTCTTGCGTATTATATGTATCCTTTTCAGATGTTCTAAGACTTACCACAGACACATCTTCTCCCTGTTTGAAAGATACTGCCTTTCTTCCTGCTCCCTGCACACGTACTGAATAAATCATATCTCCAGCAGGTGCAAATATATTAATGACTGAATTTGAAGTAAGCTGCTCATGTGTAACTGCTTTATATATACGCTCATATACCTCTATATTCTCTTCACATATCTTATACACAATCTGCTCAAGTTCTGTCTTTTCGCTGTCTGTTCCTTCTGCATATATTTCAAGATCTGATATTGTCTTTTCCTTATCCATTTCCTCTTTAAGTGTCTGGATCTCTCTTTTTGAATACTCTGGCGTAAGCTCCTCATTAAGTGTATCTGGTAGTTGAAGCATAATAGCCAGCTTAGCATATCCAAACCCCTGATATGTTGTCCTAAGAACAGGACTGTTTCCATTCTCAGAAAATCTGTCATTGATATTTATAAAACGTGATACCATAGTTTTATCAATTCCATACTCTGCTTTGGCAAATTCAATTACATTGCTATACTGAGAATCTTTTAAGATATCTGTATCCTTTGCCAGTTTTAAAAGATAACCTATCTTTACAAAACCTTCCGCTGATTCCTTTATCTGCTCATCAAGTGCTGCTTTGTATTCACTGTAGTTTTTAAGTTCTTCTAACTTATTCATGCAGTCTTTTTTCCTCCTTTTCCTGTTATATGTTGTATATACGCATTGAGAAATGCCTCAACATTTTCTCTGTCTGGCTTACTATCTTTTATTCCATACCACTGTCTGATCTTATCGTTTACAAGTTCTACTGTAACAAATGGTACTGTAGGATTCTGTTTGTGTCTTACCAGTAATATCCAACCTTTTCCCTCGTTAAATTTTTTCATATATCCCTGTGTATCGTTTCCAACACAGTGATGTAACAATCTGCCTTCTATAACTATCTCTTCTGCGCTCTTTGCTGGTCTTATAAGAAATTCTGCCTGCTGCCACGTATATTTTTTAGGGATCTTCGCTGAACGCTCCCTTATATTTTTGTATTTTTCACTCATCTCCGCTATATACTTCTCATTCTTTAGGTGTTCTACATCTTCTAACAATGTCATATATGTTGTATGTAAATCCCGTGGTCTTAAATATACTGTATTGCTAAGATCATCTTCTTGTAGTTCACGCTGTTTTATATAATCATAGTATTCATTAAGCGTATCAGAAAGTGAAGTATAATTGTGCTTTTGCTTATTAAGATAGTTATAAAGTTTCTGTATACTCTGATATGTGGATAAACAAGTTACCATAATTGCATTTCCAGAATGATTATATATCCCTAAACTTTCTATAATCTCAACATTATTATCATTGAGTGGAATGTTATTTTTCTCCATATATCTTATTATTGTAAGCATACGCCTATCATCATCTATATTCTTTCTTATGTACCTAAAGCCTTCTTTGCTTACCATAAGTATATCTGCTGCCTCTTTGGCCGTCTTTTTTATATCTCTTGTGTGTCCACCGCTCCATATAAGACTCCTGCATATATTATTAAATCCAATCTTATAAAGGCTTTCTATTGCCGGTGCATTTGCATATGTCCTAAGTGCATTATAGTTTGCTATTACATGGTTTGTTTCCTTTTCTGCTGCATTACATATAAGATTTCCCATATTTGATGGAAAATGCTTAAGACTGCTCTCTGATATAACACTGCTGCCAAGTTCATGTACGTCGCAATTTTTGCCTATATTAAAGTAATTTGACTTTATAATGTGCTCTCCCCATATCTGATATATTCTCTCATATCCGGGCCTTAAGAATGATATCGCATATGCTCTGTTCGATATGTTATATGCATTGTATGGACTTCTATACACATCAATACTGTATCCTGTTACCATTAGTGTCTTACTATCCTTAGCTAGTTGATATAACAATATTTCAAAGTATTGATGAGTTCTTTTAGCATGTCCCATCTGCAATAGTGTTCCTGATTTTTTACAATATGGACAGTTTTCTGTTTCAAACACCTTTGGCACTTTCGCTAATGATGCAAAAACTGAATCTTCATAACTTTCTGATGATTTGTTTCTCCTTGTATAATCCATTCCACACTGACAACAATGATAATCAGCTTTGTTACCTTTTCGCTTGTAATATATTATGTTGCCCTGATTAGCATATCTATTTATTGCATCCTGTAATATCTTTGGTTCTTTTGGCACAAGTTTCAGCAACTGTTCTTTTTCTTTTCCTTCCCTTTCATGCCTTACCTTGTCTTTTCTTGTATCTACCAGGTTCTCTATATCACATATAATATCTGTGTAATCCTGATAATCTTTCTTGTTCCTGCCGTAAAACTTTAAAATATTTTCCTTGTCTTCTTCACCTATATTGGCATTGTTTATTTCGTTTCTATGTGGCTTCTTGTATGAGCATACTACTGCATCCCATTTTTTACTCTTGTAATCATAATGAGCATATTCCATATCGTTAAATGCCATTCTGTATATAAGCTCTCTTTTGCTGTATAAGTCTATTATCAGATGTTCCTTACCACCTATATCCACAATATCTGCTATCAATGTATTTTTTCCTGACCTGGACTTACGTCCTGCATATGCTAATACCTCTAACTTTCTCAATGCTTATCACCTCCAAGATAATATTCATTTATAAGCCTGTATGCTGTTGCCATTCCGGGAATACCCATCTTGACAGCACTCGGACCTTTTATACCAGATAGATGTATTATGTCTTTATCTACTGAATAAGAATTTTCCCAGCTCCACTTAAGAAGCATGGCAATACAACATTTAACTCTCTTGCCTTTGCTTCTTACTGCACTTGCCATATCTTTTGATTCTGTGCATCTCTTTTTTATGTAATTAACCCAGTCTTCTATTATCTCCTTAGGCTTTAGCTCTGCTGCCTCTACCTCTATTTTTCCAAATGCGGCCATAAGTGGTGAACATAGTTCATCCGTAGTGCCATCTATGTAATCCTGTGCATCATCTGCATCAATGCCATTCTCTCTTGCTATAGTCATTATTGCTTCTATGTCACCTTCTGCCCGTTGTGCTGCTGCCGCTTCATTTATTTCTTCTGCACTGTCAAATTCTCCAAATATATCAAACATTTTCATACTCCTTTACCTTGTTTACATGCTCCTTTAGCCAGTTTCTATATGAATGTTCCTCCCGAAGCCTGAACTCATATATATGACCTGTCAGCAGTTCATCTAACTGTTCCCATTCTTCACGATTAGCCACATCTTTTCCTCTTGCAGTTTTATAGCCATTCTCTTTCCATGCAGCCATCCATCCTGAATTAAATGCATTGGCCACATATGATGACTCCGTGAATATTGTTAATTCACATTTCTCATTCATACGTTTTAAAGCTTTAATTATTGCTGCCAGCTCTGCCCTGTTTGGTTTTATATCGTGAAGTATCTCTGTGCTGTCAAGCGTTATAGGTTCTTTATTTGTGATAAGTTCTAATACATAGCCAATAACACCATTTTGTGTTTTTAATCCTTTAAATGTTGTTTCCGTGTATATATTTACATGCCTCATATTATCCCTCCCGATGTGGGCCATCCCTTGTAAGCCTGTACTCCGTATAATACAGATAACTCATACCTGTATATGGATTTTGCCCTTTCACTATAGAATCAGGGTCTATGAAATATCCTTTTGCTGGTTTTGGTCCGTCATCAATGAGCTTACGGACTGTTCTCCGGCTGTAATCTGTTCTCTCCGGCTCTGGTCGTATAAGATTACGTGAACTTGAATACTTTATGAGTTCCTTCTGTTCATACTCTTCAAACAGACTAAGCTGCTCATACTCTTCTGTATTTTCTTCATACTCTTTGACTATATATGCAGCAAGGTCAGCATATCCTCCTGCCTCATATATATTTTGATAATTAACATGTCCAAATCTCTTCCAGCACTTTGTTATTATCTCATCCGTATTAGCCTGGTCTATTCTGTTTATAAGAATGTGAATATGTACTCCACCTTTAGCACCTACTTCCATACGATATATGAACTTAAGTGCATGTCCTCTTTTCTTGTATTGTGTTCTCATACTGTTAAGAAACTTTGTGAGATTATCTTTTACCTCTTCAATACTTTTTCTAGTTCCTTTTGAATACTTAAGAGTCACCCACATATCACCTTCTTTGAAGTTAGCCTTTATTAACCTTCGTATTCTCTTTTCTTTGTTCCTCTGATTTTGTTTTCTTATCTGTTCCGGAGAGGCTTTCTGTTTCTTATGTCGTTTTTCTCCCTTTGCTCCATAATTACCTATGAACTTATACTCATATTCATTAGAGCCAGGGAAACGCCATACATCTTTTCTGTATGCCATACCTGCCCCCTGTTAAAATGTTCTAACTTTAATATATTAATAAAGTTACAAAAGCGGACTGTTTTCGCCCGTATGCTTGACTTTCTATGAGTTTTTTCATATAATAATTAAAAGTGATTTTTATATGTACTCATGAAATTGCCGGCATTCCAGTGCCGGCTTTTTTCTATTCATTTGTAATGTTGCATTTACACACTTTTACATAAATGTTGTCTGTTGATGACACATCAACGTAAAATTCTGCCTTTATCATTCCGTACTGCTTTGATAATTCAAATAATCGTTGATACAAATTATCATCTGGAACTGCCACAAGTGATGTAATCCAGTCCTTACTTCTTTCAGTGTCATTAAAATGCTGCTGCGCCTCTGTATACATCATATTCTTATTTGCAGAACACTATTTTACTTCAAAATGTTCTACATCCTCTTACTCCTTTCTGACATACCCTAATGCTGCTAATGCCTGCTCATTAAGTTTCTGCCCGTATTCCTTTTTCTGCTTATCAGAAAGTGACTCATAATCAATAATCTTGTCACCCTCTATAATCTTTATAACTATGTTCATGCGTTTCACCTCATAGAAGCTTACTGTCTTATATGCTTTAGCTGATTGTCCTGATTACTGCTTCTTATCATCTCTGCATAAAATTAATATTGTTATGCAGATAATCGTTGTTATTGCTACTGCTGTTACATTCATCTTTTTGCTCCTTGTATAAATATCTTGTTTAATCCTGTTCTAGCTCCTATACTTTAATTACAGGCTATTGCCGTAGCCGAGTAATCACGAAAGGAGTAGCTTATTATGATTAACAATGATGTATTACTTCAAAAAACAGTTGAAATAACAATTGCTAAGTTATCTAACTCATCAGCACACACTAATAAAGAAGGTGGTGCTGCTGTTGCTGATTTTATGCAACAAATCTATGATAAGTTGGCTGAACTAAGCAAAAATGATTTTTCTAAATAATTTGTTATTTCATCTTGGCTCTTGCTGTTATAAGCTCTGCAAGAGCCTTTGTTTTATCCGCTATTTCGTTTTCATATAAGCTAGATGCACTATTATTTTTCACAATATCTGTTATATGAATAGCTAATTCTGTTATCAGCAAATCTACCTGTTCTTTCACGCCCAAACCTCCTATCCAAAAAGTATTACAATCACTAGCACAGCTATTGAAAAATATATTGGGAAGTTAGGATGCCTCTCTCTGAATGGTATCCTTATAACCTCATAATGCTTAATGCCAGATACTTTCATTTTCTTTATAGCTGATACCGCCTGTATAAATGTCTTGGCTTTCTCTTCTATGAATGGTTCGTAGCTACGGATAATGTACTTATATGTTTTCTTCGCAATTGCTCTCACCTCCTTGTATGTTACTTGCTTGAAATAGTTACCTTTTTTGACTTAAATATTCTGTCGTAACATTCTTTACATACACCTGAACGCCATCCAAAAAATACTTCAGCCTTGTTTCTGCAGCCTATAACAAGGCAGCGTTTCCGTATTATTTTATAAAGCGCTCCTCCGGCTTCATCATGTAAGCCAAATTCTTTTCTTAGGATGTTCTTACTTATTTGAACTGCTATACCAATTAAAATAAGTATCATTGATACATATACTATTGCTGTTACCATATAAATACCTCCTTGTTATGTTACTTGCTTTGAATGTTTACTTGAATTTATTTCAAGTTAAAATTCAAAAAAAAATTAAAATTTTATCTGATTAAGAGTTACACCGAAATGCTCAGCAAGAGCTCTAACCTTACTTACCGCCACATTAGATATATCTTTTTCCCACGAGCAGTATGTTTGAGGAGAAATTCCGATTTTGTTGGCAACTTGCTCCTGTGTTTCGTTTTTTCTTGCTCTTAATTCTTTAACGGAGAACTGCATTTCATTTGTATTCAACTTTTCATCACCTCATTTCAACTTGAATTATTTTCAAGCATATGTTACTTGATTTATATTCAAGTGTCAATACCTTTTTTGAATTTATTTCAAGTTTTTTTATCTTTTTATCAATTCTACTTGAATTTTCTTCAATTATATTATATTATTCAAATATAAATTAAGAAGGGCGGTGACATTAATATGTGCCTTGGTGAAAACATACGTTTTTTAAGAACTAAAAAAGGATATTCTCAAGATGACATAGCCAATATGCTTGGTTATAAATCATTTACTACAATACAAAAATGGGAGTCTGGTGTTTCTGAACCACCACTTAAAGCCTTAAAGAAATTATCTGAGATATTTAATATAGATATGAATGATTTAGCTACAAAAAAACTCTCTTATAATACTAATGAAGATAATAATGTATATTATCTTGATGATGATGCAAGAGATATGGCTCAGTTCTTATATGAGAACCCTGACTATAAAGTTCTCTTTGATGCATCACGCAAGGTTAAAAAAGAAGATATTCAGTTTGTAAAGGAGATGATTGACCGAATGTCTAACAACAACGATTAACAGTAAGAGGGTGAAAAGAAATTGGATACTAATATTGTATACGCTGATATGCCTGTGACAATTAAGGCATACACTATGCATTGTAATGATGATACATACACTATCGTATTAAACTCTAGGCACTCCCTGGAGCAGCTTATGAAAGCGTATCATCACGAGATGAAACACATTGAAAATGGAGATTATGACAAACAGTGCAAAGATGTTCAGGTAGTTGAAATATTTGCACATAGAGAAGAGGGGGACATTTAATATGGATATATCTAAGGAACAATTCAAAAATATAAAAAAAGAAGGAGGGTTTTCAAGTTTTACATTTCTTACTACTGCAAAATATATAAATGGAACATCGTCTGCTGAAAAAACCTATTGTAGTATTGGACTATATAACGCAGGATTACTCCTCGACGTTACAGGTAATACAAAATCTTTATATAAAAGCGAGGAAATTACTAATGTATTTTTAGCAAATCCTTACATTGTAATAGAATTTATTGATGATAATTTCTGGGTTTTGTCTGCATCAGATAAAAAACTCAAAAAAATATATGATGGACTATTATATACCGGTGTTAATTCTGATATAAAAGATGTACATCAATTCTTAGAAAAAAATATAATTACAGATTCCAATGGTAATGATTTATCTAATAAAATAAAAATCTGTAATAATTGCGGTGATAAGTTACTAGTAAAAGCTGAAAAATGCCCTTATTGTGGAAAAAAGGATACCGGATTTTATATTGTAGATAAAAATGATACTGAAAAAATAAATACAATTATAGGAAATGTGCCACATCCCAAAAATGGCACTCCTATTTGGAATACAAAGAATCCATCAATTACCAAAAAAGGACAGATTAAAGAAAAAGTAAAAGAAAACAAAGCTAATGGAATAGCTTGTTGTCCTAAATGTGGAAGTACCAGCATAAACTATTCCACTAAAAAATTAAGTTTGGGAAGAGCTCTTCTTGGAGGTGCTGCATTTGGAAGTACTGGAGCAATTATAGGCGGACTTTCAAGCAAACAAGGTGTAGTTAAATGCTTAAATTGTGGATACAGTTGGAAATTATTATAATAGGAGGCTAACAATTATGAACACTAAAAGCAAATGGTACTTAAGCACTTGGTTTATTGCACTTTTATGTGCATGCTGGTTTCTTATTATTCCGCCTATAATCGGCATTATTCTTCTTATCATAAAAGCTGTAAATGATAAGAAACAAAAAGAACTATTCACACAAACATTCAATCAGAACAATCAACTATCGCAGGAATATTCTGAAATGAAACAAACATGTGATGAGCTAGGTGTTACTGAATATATAGAAACAAAGAAAAAGATTGAACAAATAGAACAGGAATCAGCCGCAAAGATTGCTTCTGCTGAAAGCGAAGCAAAAGCTAACCTTGATTCTCTCAATGAAGAAATACAGAGTAATAATGTATTAATTGATAAATTGAGAACTGAAATTAATGAATTGCAACAACAGGATGATAAACTAAAAAAATCTCTTGCAACCCAGCAGCGTAAAATATCACGTTCCAAAGAATTGTATAAGAGTTTTGCTTATGCATTTGATAACTTCATAAATTTAGAAATTCCTTATAATAGTTGCATCTTAAGCACAAGTGATTTAGAAGATGCCGAAGAAATTGCTCCTTCAGTAATTCTTAAATTACATTGTATGGACATAAAGAGTCTGCGAAAAGCTTATAAAGATAATGAAAAGCTTATAGACAATCTTTTAAAGCAATATTCTGCCAGATATACAACCAAAGCTAATAAAGCTATCTACAACCTAATGGTAATAGCATTAAGAGCTGAACTACAGAATGTATTATATGCACTAAAATATGAAAAGCTAGATACTGCAATCGAACATGTAAAAGATATTTCTGCAAAATACCTTAAGATTGCTGGCGAAGGCAATCAGACTATTGCTTGTACTCTTACAAAGTTCATAGGCGAATTAGAATATCTCTTTATTAATGCTGTTAAAATTGAATATAATTACTATGTTAAACGTGAGCAAGCTAAGCAAGAACAGATGGCTCTTAAAGAACAAATGCGACAGGAAGCTGAAGAACGTAAAGCTCTTGAACGTGAAAAGAAACATATTCAACAGGAAGAAGAAAAGTTCAATACTGAAATTAGTAAGTTGCAAGATACTATGTTAAATACTACTGATGAATCAGAAATTGATAAACTCAAGGCAAGAATCCTTGAACTTCAATCTCAATTAGGTGAAGTAATTGTTAAAAAGGATGAAATAACTAACTTACAAAATGGTAAAGCCGGTACTGTTTATATAATAAGTAACTTAGGAGCTTTTGGTGAAGATGTATTTAAAGTAGGTATGACACGTAGGCTTGAACCTCAAGACAGAATTAATGAGCTCGGAAACGCCAGCGTTCCTTTTAAATTTGATGTACATAGCTTCATATTCTCTAAAGATGCTGTAGCTCTTGAAAATAAGATGCACGAAATACTTAATGATAGACGTGTAAATAAAGTTAATATGCGTAAGGAATTTTTCAAGATATCTATAGATGAGCTTGAAAAGATAGTTGATGAAATAGAACCAACGGCAGAATTTAACAAAACAATGGTAGCTGGCGAATATCGTCAATCTCTTTCTTCTGATTCTAACTATACTAACTCATACTCTCTTGATGATGATGATGAAGACGAATAATTATCGGCTTTAAACCAACATTTTATGTGTTGGAGATGTGGGAATAATATTTAATTAAGACTATGATTAGGAGGTATTACTATGAGTGAAAAGGAACAGTTATTACAGTTAATTGACAATATGCCTGATTATAAGATTGGGTATATATTAGCTTACGCAAAAGGTATTACTGCTGAGGAACAGGCTGATAATGATTTCTGTGAAGCACTTTATCAAGATTATATGAATAGTCCAGATAAAGACGAAAGCTATTCCCTTGATGATTGCAAAAAAGAATGGGGGATTGATTAATGTATAGAATTATTATCAAAAAGCCGGCTAAAAAATTTATTGATAAATTACCTAAGAACGAAAAGCTGCGAATTATCAAAGCAATAGAAAAATTACCTGAAGGTGAAGATATTAAAAAGCTGAAAGGTCATGATAATATATATCGTCTTCGCGTTGGTGATTACAGAATTCTATATACTGTTGATAATGGTGAGTTTATTGTGATTGTTATTAATGCTGGAAACAGAGGACAGATATATAACCAATATTGACACCAAAACATATAAATGGTAAGATAAGTCCAACAGAAATGGTCGTTGTTTAAAATGACTAGCGAGAATCCCTCTTACCATTTATATGGAAAGAGGGATTTTTTCCTTTATATTGACTTAATAGCACTATTATATTATTATATATCTTAAGAAGATATGGCTAACTTGTTTGGCTGTGAATAGAGGACTTGAGATATATGACATCTCAGGTCCTCTATTTGCATTATATAAATAAAAGACCCTTGTGCTGGTAACACAAGAGCCTTTATATAACGACATTTACATAAGCTGTGCTTATGATATAATATCGCCCTAGACAAGCCATATTATATCATTCATAGCACCGCTTTTGCAAGTGGTGTTATTTTTGTACCCATTTTTGAGTTGCACCGGTGCAACTTGCATATATTCTACAGAAAGGATGATTAATATGGCTAAGGATATACTTAATATGAAATCTGCGTGTGCTTATATCCGTGTATCTACTGACAAGCAGGAAGAGCTTTCTCCGGATGCACAAAAACGTCTTCTGATAGACTTTGCTAAAAAGAATAATATGTCACTTCTGGCAAGTAATATCTATCTTGATAATGGTATTTCCGGCAAGAAAGCTGATAAAAGACCAGAATTTATGAAAATGATAGGAATGGCAAAAAGCAAAGAACACCCTTTTGATGTTATTCTTGTGTGGAAATTCAGCCGATTTGCACGTAACCAGGAAGAGTCTATCGTATATAAGTCTTTACTGAAAAAGAACCACGTTGAGGTTGTGAGCATATCAGAGCCTTTGATTGATGGTCCTTTTGGAAGTCTTATTGAAAGAATAATTGAATGGATGGATGAATACTACTCTATCCGTCTCTCCGGAGAAGTTCTACGTGGCATGACAGAAAAAGCATTAAGAGGTGGCTACCAATCTTCCCTTCCGCTGGGTTATAAGATGAACAAAGACACTGGCATTCCATACATATATGATGATGAGGCTGTTATCGTACGTAAGATTTATCACGATTATATATCTGGCCATAGTTACTTAGAGATTGCCAGGGAACTTAATTCTCTTGGGTATCGGACTAAACGTGGTTCGACATATGAAGGACGTACTGTAGAATACATATTATCCAATCCATTCTACTACGGTGCTGTAAGATGGAACAGACAGAAACATGATGACCATACTATTAAATCTGTTAGCGACTGGATCATAGCAGAAGGAAAACATGAATCTCTGATTGATAAAGAGACCTGGGATGAAGTCCAGCATCTTATAGCGCTAAGGAGCCGCCCTTACAAATCAAGAGCTGCAGGGCATATGAAACATTGGCTGGGTGGAATTGTCAAATGTTCAGACTGTGGAGCTTCTCTTATGGCCGGTCTTAATGCTACAAGATATCAGTGCGGTAATTACAATAAAGGTAAATGCTCTCACAGTCACTTCATCAAGACCACTGCGCTTGAAGAGGCTGTATACAAATCATTAGAGCGTGTTCTAGATGGAAGTATAGAATTGCACTATGAACTTAAGAAAAGCACTAATGAACCAGAAGAAGACAGCAAGAGCATGCTTCTTAACCGGTTATCTAAGTTGGATGATAAAGAAACAAGGATTAAACAAGCATACCGGGATGGTATTGATACTATAGAAGAATATAAGGAGAATAAGCAACTGCTTAAAGATGAACGTGAAGAACTGCAGCGAAAACTGGAGTCTTTCAAGAATACATCATCTGATGAAGATGGTAATAAGCTGCTGCTTAAGAATATATCATCTGTTCTGAATATTATTAAAGATACTTCTAATGATACACTTACAAGGGCGAATGCTATAAGAAGTATTGTGGATCATTTTGTTTATGATAAAGAAAAGGATAAACTTGAAGTGTACTTCTTCCTGCAGGAATAATAAAAGAGTGAGGATAACTATTCCTCACTCTTTTGTTCACCTTTTCTCAGCATATTCAAAGTAGCAATTGCCTCTTTGATAAACTGATAAAAGTACATAAATGCCACAATTCCTAATAAAATAATACTAAATATCAATGTACTTATATTAGTATTTATTGGAACTACTTGTTTTATAGTTACTAATAGCTCTGTTATCTGATTAATTGCGAGTCCCACTAGAAATGCTACAAAAAAGCCATTCCACATTAACGATTTGAGCTGGTCTACTTTCTCTTTGTTTGTTCGTTTTTGAATCTCACTTGTAGCCTTTTCAACTATTTCCTGTTCATATTCAAGCTTAATTTCTTGAACTATCTCAGCTTTTTTCTTTTCTCTTAACGCAATTATAAGTTCATTTCTATCTTTTTCTGATGCATTTTTATCAATAACATCATATTTAGCTGCCATAAGTGCATCCAGGACTTCGTCTAATTTACTCATTTATTCAATATTTCCCCCATCACCTTATCTAAAAAGTTATCATCGAATTTAGCTCCTCTGAATTCACCATTTTCATTCTGATAATGAGCTGATTCTTTAATTCTGTACAACTTTTCATCAGAGGCAACTTCATTCAATTCTTCGAATACTAATTGAGCAATAGAATACCCCTTCCTTATGCGAATTGGGTAACCAGTAGCATTAAATAAACCTATTCTTAATGTACCTGCATATGATGAGTTGCAATGCTGTGCACTAACAACTAATCCTAACCTGGTATATCTTGTCTTAGGACGAATATGTGCTGATATATCATCCGGTAAATTTATCTTTTCATTTATCTGTACTAATATATACTCACTTGGCGATATAACATAACCATTCTCAGATATATCAACTTCTTGATATATCGAATCAATATCATTCTGCTTAGCAATATCCAGGCAACGCACCTCGTCTTTTCTAAACAAAACTATCTTGTTTCCAATAGTAACATCATAAGATTCACTCTGTAAAAGTTCTTCTGAAAACGGAGCAATAAGATTTCTTTCTTTTACTAACTTTCGTATCTTTTTGTCTGTTATAAGCAT